GTTTGTTTTTCGGGATGCAAGCGATTCGAGAACCGCCACACATCCTCTGAACCCTTTAGCATACCCACAAGCCAACGCAAGTGCCTCGCTTTCCTTCTCGGTGGCAGAGGCGTTATTACGCAAAGTAAGATTAAGCAAGATGGCAGATAGCTTTAAGCCGGTGGGGGTTGTGAGGAATCCAGTCCACGCCTTCTCATCCTCGCTGTTCCACTTGGGTTCGTTAACCCATTCTTGGTGGCGGATAAAGGATAGGATGGCGCGTAGTTTTCTCATGGTAGGTCTTTAGCGGCAAACAACACGTTATAGACAAATTCCTTGTTGGGAAGTGGTTTGCCAACCAAGGATTCTGGTTCTTGTTTCTCCAGTAGATAAGTAATATAACCAAGACTTTCCATATACTTACGCAAGGCTTGTCCAGAGCTACCCATCTGATGTAACCCAAATTCGTGAATCTCGGCCACAACGAATGGCTGGTGCGTCTTTAAGATTTGTTCCATCCCGCGCAGGGCTAGTTCCTCCGCCCCTTCTACATCCACCTTAACCAGCTTTAATTTTGACAGATCCCTGCCGCCCATCTCCACATCTAAGGATGCCATATAGGTAGCCATCCTGACTGGATTCTCTCGGCTTTTAACGTTGTTCTCAAACTTCCCGCAATCCCACAACGAATGACCTCCATCACAATCTTGGTTTTGGTTAAACACTACCATCTTGGATTGGTCGCCAACTGCCCAGCAGTGGGGTGTGATGTTACGCAAATTGTTAACTTGGATGTGCTGTAACAAGTGCAGATAATTTTTAGGTTCTGGCTCGAAGGTGTAGACCCTGCCAGACACGCCAACCAGTGCCGAGGATACTATGGAAAAAAAACCAACGTGACCGCCAATGTCGATGAAGGTGTCGCCTTCTTTGAGTAGACGCTTAAAGAGCAGAAATGTTTCTGGCTCGTAAATGCTTTCCTTGGCAAAATACTTAAGCATTAGTTCTTGGCCGAATTGTTCATCGTCCAAGAATAACTTTACCCGCTCTTGCGGGGTTACATTAAATTCTACGTTCTTAATCAAGCAGGCATCGGTGCGGCTTGTTGCATCGGCTGACCTTCAGTAGGTGTTGCCCCTACCGCTTGCCCTTGCTGGCGAGCGTCTGCCTTAGCCGCATCACGAAGCTGTTTCTGGATGGCGCGGGATGTGTTGGGATCGATCTGCTCCAACGCCTGCAAATGCTGTTGTAAGTGCGCCATTAGAACCTGCATTGCACTCTGGTCGACCGGTTGCTGGCGCAGTTGAGCCGCTTGGTTAAATGCGAACAGAACAGATATATGCGCTTTGTGATCGTCGCTAGGCTTGATTGCGACTGGGAATCCAGTGGCGAGCATCGTGGCGATTTCAGTCGCTTGATCTTCAGCCTGGTCGCCAGAGGCAGCCTGCGGATCTTGGAAGAGTCGGCGCACCAGCGAGGGATCGTCTTGTTCAAGCACTGACTTTACCAGCTCGCCTTGGTTGACGAAAGGATTATTTTGAAACATCTGCATCCGAGCGACTGATTTCTGCAAGGCAAACTGGCGGTTAATAAAGTCCAGCCCGCCCTTTGGCTCAATGGAATACTCAGCGTGGATACCGTCTGGAACCATCTGCCCAGTCTCCTCGGCGTACCGAAACAACAAGTCCTCTTTGGCGTACTGCACATAAAGCGACCAGCACTGCCTAAAGAGATGCGACAGGCTCATCCTAAAGATGCGGTTGCGCAGATCGCCCGAGGCAGCCGCTTGAGCTTGGATAGCGGCAACTTCAGTCGCAGTCTTGCGATCCGAAATCTGGTACTGCGAGCTTGCGCCCATATCAAACTGACCCATGCGCTGTTCAGCTGACATCTTCTCTTCCATCATCAAACGCTGGAAGTCGAAGGGTGGTTGGCTAAATTGTACTGGCTTTAAGCCTTGGGGCAGGATCTGCCCAGGCTGCATCTTCAGATTGGCCGTGTTAAGCGAGATCGGATTCTGTGCTTCAAAGACGGGTCGGTTGGCCAGTTCAACGTAGTCGCTCAATGAATTCTTGAGTTTGTTGAGGAGGTTCTCACCAGGGAGGAGGATTTCTGCGACTCCTCTGGGACTGTACCAACCGCCCCCTGTTAGCTCATAGGGGAAATCGACAAAAGGTGGTTCGCCGTGTTCGTAGGGTAAGGTAAAAGGTTTTCTAACATCCGTCTCCACATCCAGCGGGCTGTAGGTCTCAACCTTCCAGCCGTCCTTGGACGGAGTGTAAAGTTCCCACAAGATGATAGTATCATTGCCCGATTCCTGCGTAATGCCTTCACGCCGGTAAATCTCATCTTGAATCTCGCTGCGTAACCCAACCGATTCGCTAACCTTGCCGCTGATGCGTTTGACAAATTCCTTGTCCTGCTTGTAAAGCGGATTGGTCTTGTAACTGTCCACCGAAATAGAAACGATGTGAACGATGAAATCTGCATCCGCCAAGTTCTTGCAGTAAGCCGGTACGACCACGTGGAAGGGGTCAATGGCTTCAAAAGCAATCTGCTTCTTGTCCTCGTTCCAGACTACCTTGGCTAACCCGCGCCCGTAGAGGAGTAGGTTGTCGATGACTGAAACGATCTCTTTCTGGAAGTTGGGCTGCTCGCGCATCTTGTAATCAAACCAACGCTCGGCGGAGACGGTGATCGGAGTCAACTGCTGGCGCATCGGCACAAAGCTAGAAAGAATGTCGTTGCCAATTGCGCTGTTAACAAAGCTAGGCTTTAGCTTCTCAATGGCACCGTCAATTAACTGGACGTGAAGATCAGCGGCAGTAGGCCAAGGCTTAGTCTTGCGCCTTACCCCAAAGTAGCGGGCTTGGTAAAACAACCGCTGGCGGTTCTCCCAAGTCTCGCGCTGGTTTAAGCTGTCAATGATGCGCTCATGGTATTCAGCGCGGCGGGTGTACTTCTCGCTCATTTGTTACGCTCCCTGCCTAGTTCCAAGGATAGGTCGTTGACATAATGCAATGCACGCCTAGCCCACTCTTTGACGGCGGGAGTGGATTGTCGCACTTGCTCGTAATTGGGATCTTTCATAAGTTCTTCAACCGCTCCGCTAGTCTTGGTTACTGGAGTCGTTGTTGCGCACCCACCAAGCATCACCACGCAGATCGCGGTCAATAGACTTGCGGTTATGTCGCCACTCACCCTCAAGGTTCTGGGTGCGCTTATCTTTCCAGCCTGGGATGATGCGAAACACGGCTGCGATGATCTCAAGGATTGCACGCAGCACAAAAGATTATTTGATATTCAGCCCGACTGTCTTTAGGAAATTCACAATCTTTTCCAAGAAAGAATCGTCAGCGGGGGTGGGGGTAAGTTTGACAATGATGCGTGCGGCCAAGACGATGCCACCAATAGCGGCGACGATCTCTTGCCAGTTTGCAGTAATCCAGTTCCAGATGTTCATAGTGTTTATCCTCCTGCGTCAAAGCCAGCCATAACGGGGTCACTCGCCTCCGCCATGATCTGACTTAACATCCGCCAAGTTGGACGCTCGGTGGGGAAAGTCAAGTCAAGGTTAACATTGCCACCACTTAGGCACAAGGCAAGGGCATCGGCTCGGTCGGGTGAGGCTAGTCCCCTAGACCGCATTGAGTCCTTAGACTCTACCCCCAGCTTGCCTTTGCTGTTGGTAATTGTGCGCCGGCAGGTTAGTTGCGCCGTTAAGTCCTCGTCTTCCGGCAGTATAATCTCAGCCGCCTCGATCTTCTTGGCCATCGTGTACCACATCTCAGCCGCCCTGTTAGTATACGCATCGGTGTCGTAGGCCGTAGAACCAAAGTTAACTCGGTTAACCTCCCAGCCCGCCTCAGCCAACGCATCGCACATGGGCATACCCAAGCCACTGGCATCCGCATAGATGTCCTCTGGCTTTAGCCCAGCTTTCTTAAACTCGACGATAAACCTACCCACCGCTGACATCGTATCCCTTTCGCGCCATGCAATCATGGGTAGTACCTTGTTGCCGTCACTTACGCAAAGCACGTTCTGATCGCCGCCGGCAGCAAAGTCTACCCCAGCCCTGCGAGTGCCAGGCTTAAAGTCGGGGGGTTGGTTGTGGCAGTTCTGCAACTGAGTCAGACTAATCACCAGACTCTCCGCACCTATGTCGACAAACTCGCCGTAGACCATGGAGCGGGTTAGCGGATGCTTCTCGCCGTACCGCTGCACCACTTCCTCAATCTGCGCCGGCGTGATGTGGGGGCAGTCAAAGGCGGTGACAGCGTGCTTGCTCCACATGTTCGCCTCCTTGGTAAACGCTCGGTAGAACGCGCCACTGGTTCCGCCAGGGCTGGAGGCAATAAGCAGGCGGGTTGGTGGACACCGGCTGATGGCCTCAAACAGCGGGTCGGCTACAGTCTTAGCTTCGTCCACCACCATCAACAGCGGGTGGTTGTCGTGGTCCTCGGCGTGCCAGCCTTCAGCGCGTCCTGGGTCAGTCGCTGAATAGCCGATAATGCGACTGGTGTTGCCGTTGGGGTGGAGGTAGCGGATCTCGCCCGATGTCACTTCCCACGCCCCACCCAGCTTGGCGATGTGGTTACGCAGGCTAGGCCAAAGTTGTGATTCTACCTGTCGGAATACGCCAGCGGTCGTGACAGCGATGGAGCGGGGGTAGACCAGTGCGTGCCATATCAAAGCGGCTGCAATTACGGTGCTAGTCTTGCCGGAGCCGTTGGCGGCGCGTAACGCCACGCGACAGTCTCTAGGCTCTAAATCACGTAACACCTTCCTTTGCCAGTCATACAGATTGATACCGAGGGCGTTAGCGGCGAAGTTGGCAGGGCGGGAGATGTCTTCGAGTATCTCTTGCTGACTGCGTTTGGGAGGCTTGGGCATAACAGAGAGTTAAGACCTCTTTTTGTTTTGTGCCACAATTATTTGGGGGGGGTTATGCGTATTAAACGGCGGCTGGGGGCGTGGCATGGGGCGTGGTGGTA